GGTGTGATGTTGCCGGTATCGGGGTCGGTGTAGGTGCCTACGGTCGGCAGGTTGAAGACTGCCGTGGCATTTGCGAGGCCAGCGAGTGCGCTTGTCATGGCCTAGGTTGCTCTGGCGGCAACCTTGAGAAAGATGGTGGGTTGGCGTGGGAGACCTTGGCAGTGTTCTGCTGTCGATTGGCGTAGACGAGGCACCGTTAAAGGCTGGATTGGCCCGGGCACGCCAGCTTGCAGAAAGTGCTGGCAGTTCAATTGTCAAAGGACTTGCAGGGAATGGAGGAAGCCTGACCGGGCTGAATATTAAGCTGGCGACCCTTCAGGGTGAACTGCAAAATGTTCAGATTGGCACCAAGCGATTCCGTGAGCTTCGTGCTGAAATAGAACAAACTCAAAAAGCACTAAACAAAGCACAGGGTTCAGGCGGAGGCGGGGCATTTGCTGGGGTTGCAACTGGCTTGGCTGGTTTAGGTATTGGTGCAGCAGCAACTGGGTTTCTGAAGGGTTCCATTGATGCCGCCGTTGAGCTGGAATCCATTACCAAGAAGCTCAGCAATACGCTTGGCGCTCAAGGAGCAGGAGGAGCCATTGCGTTTACCAGAGGGTTGTCTGATCAGCTAGGCCTGAGCTTTAAGACGCTGGCTGGTGGCTTTGCCAGTTTCACAGCAGCTGCCACCGCAGCAAATGTGCCGTTGCAAGTGCAGCGTGGTCTGTTTGCAGCTGTGGCACGGGCTGGCCAGCAGCTTGGTCTGAGCAACGATGAGATCAACGGCAGCCTCTTGGCACTGCAGCAGGTTGCATCCAAAGGCAACGTGCAGATGGAAGAACTGCGCGGCCAGCTTGGCGAGCGCTTGCCTATTGCGTTTGCTGCGACCGCAAAAGGACTTGGCATTACACAGCAGGAACTGATCAAGCTGGTGGAAACAGGCAAGCTCAGTGCTCGTGATTTCTTCCCTGCTCTTACCAAAGGACTGAACCAGCTGACCAGCGCTGCAGAAGGCGCTCCTACAGCCGCTCAGAACTTCCAAAAGCTCAGCAATGCATGGGATGCCTTGCAGACCAGCTTTGGCACCAATCTGCTGCCGACAGTCACCACTGCAGTCAAAGGTCTGACCGAAGTGCTGGGCGGCGTTGGAGTTGTCGCGGAAGCCAACAAACTCGGACTTGGCGGCGGCTTCATCACCAATGCGCTAGGGATCATTCCTGATCAAGGCGCAAGGGCGGTAGGTGCGCTGAAGGCTCTCCAGAGCCAGTTCAATCTGACCGATCAGCAAGCGCGGGCGTTGTTCACTGATGCTGTGGCAGGCGTCGGTGGAAAGGCCAACGCATTTGGGCAGCTGACGCTGAGCGGTGAACAGTTTGACAAGGTGCTCGCTTCGCTTTTTGATCGCGCCACTAAGTTCCGCGAGCGCAATAAAGACACCACCGGCGAACTTCAGCGACAGCAAGCAGAAGCTTCCAGGCTGCTGGAGATCGCCAAGGCTCGGGAAGACGCAGAAACCAAGGTCTTGGCACCATCACGGCAAGCGCTGGCCGATGCTCGCGCTGTTCAAGGCTTGCAGGGCCTTGCTTTAACTGCGGCACAAGAGCAGCTGAAGATTGACCAGCTACGGCGTGCAGAGAAGAAGGCTATCGCTGAGTACGACCAGAAGCTGGGCGGCGCAGGGTTCAACCGTGATGCACCAGCGGTGATTGAAGCGGCAGCCAAGCTGGGAGCGGCCGGGAATGCCGTGCAGGCTGCGCTGGTGGCCGGCAGCGATGCGCTCAAGCAGGCAGCCAAGGAAGCTGCCCAGCGCTTCACTGATGCCACTCGACAGCTCAGTGAGGCACAATCCAAGCTGAGCAGCGTGCAAGCCAACCCTCAAGGCCTGAATCGGTTCCTGTCGCCTGAAGAGCAGTTCCAGCGTGTACGGGCCGCAATCCTGCGCCTTGGCCCTGACCTGCAGGCTGCCATCCAGTCCGGGCAAAAGCTGCTGAATGCTCAAGGCGTTGGCCTAGGCCGGCCGTTGTTTGAGAACGTACGAGGCATCTTTGAAAACGCTCGCACTGGCTTGTTTGCCAGCACTGACAGCCTGCAGACCATTCAGCAGTTCATCAGCGATGTAAACGCTGAGCGTGATGCCATCAGTGGCGTCAACACGGCACAGCAAAACCTGCAGCAGATCAACAAGGAGCTAGCTCAGGTCAACGGCAGCTTGCGTGATCAGGTGGCCGCTCTGGTGCAGAAGCAGTGGCAGGTGAACGTCAACGTCCCAGGCGGCACCGCCAGCGGTGATGTGCTTGGCCCCGTCAACGCCGGTTTCTGATCATGACCATCACCATCGGCAGCTTCAGCACCAACGCCCTCACCGCGCAGCCGTTTGGCTACGAAGGCGATGCCCGCACTGGCCTGACCGCTCGCACGTTCCGCATCAATGGGCTGCTGACCAGCAGCCAGTGGCAGGCTTTGATCAGCGAGTACAACACCTGGCGCGGTACACGCATCACCGATGCCGACACGCTCAGCAGCGCCAGCGTTGGCACTACCGTCAGCCTGAGCATTACCAGCGCCAATGGCCTAAGCGTCAGCAGCCTGGCCTGTTGGTTCACCGAGCCGCCCAGCGGTGAGCAGGCCGGTGCCTATGTCAGTGCTAGTGCCACGTTGGTGGATGCCGCGCAAGCCTTGGCGGTGCTGCTGCGAGAGCAGGAGAAGTCACGGCAGGGCACAGAAGCCACGGTGCCGAGCCTTGGCACCATCACTCTGACGCGTGCCTCGGGCACTTCGCCGGTGGTCACGTTGACCAAGCCGATGCTGACCCGCCAGGACGGCCCCAGCGTGGCATTGACGGCGACGGGCGTGAGCTATGTCATCGGAGCACTGACCGCGCACAAGGTGCGGCAGGTCGAGGGCTACATCACCACCGGCAGTTATGACGACGTGCTGTCGTGGTATGACGAGACGATCGCAGCGGTGCCGGCTAGCAGCAGCTGGTTCCCGATCTCGCCGCCCAGCGCCAGCGCTGAGGTGATCATCAGCGGCGGTGCCAAGAGCACCCGCTACACCGTGTCCCTGACGGCGCTGCAGATCATCTGATGGCCATCGACATCCGCGCCACGGTCACCTGCAGCCTCGGCACCTTAATCAGTGCCTCAGTCAGCGATGACTACGTGCAGGGCACCGGTCTGATCAAGACCAAAGGTGGCTGCGAGCTGAGCGGCATTGTCACTCCTGCGATCGGCACAGCTGTCACCTTCAGCTACACGCAGGACGGTGTGACCCGCCAGGTGCCACGCAAGCTGCGCGTACTCAGCAGCTTTGCCGATCCGTTCCGCCGCACCACAAAGGTGGAGCTGGGTTGCAAGCTCACCTACCTACAGGATCTGCAGGAACCGGTGGATTGGACGCCGTTCGACGACATTCTCAACAACGACTTCACCGAAGACGACGCCAAGATCATCACCATTCCCATTCACGCCAGCAGCGTGATGGACAAGTGCCTAGACGAGCTGGGCATCACGGCTGATACCAACCCGCTTACCAACAAGTTCAGTATCGCCCGCTTTGACTTCAGCCCCGGCTACGTCAGCGTGCTCAGCGATCTGCTGGTATCTGAGAGCTACTGCGGCTATTTGGACACTGATGAAGTGCTCAAGGTTTTTTCGTTGGATCAGGACGGGGGCACTGGCCCCGTGATTGATGCCACCAGCATCATTGACCTAGGCAGCATTGGCGTGGGGCAACTGCCAGGCGAAGCTGTCATCGTCAGCTACAGCACGCTTAAGTTGAACTCACCAGATGCTGACAGCACAGGCACGACTAACTGGGAGGAAGAAGAAACGGTACAGACACTAGAGCCGAAGGTGGTGGCCTATGGCGAAAACCAAAGCCGCACCTTCACCGGTCGGCAGGTGACAACCACCCTGACCGAGTACGACACAATCAGTCTGGCCACGGCGGTCAGCACAGGATCGTGGTTCTACTGGAAGTCGTTGGAGCAGTACCGCGATGTGGTGATTTCACGCACCACCACGGTGACCAGTCCAAGCGCCTATGTGGAAGAGAACCGTGTGGTGCAGCTGCTGAACAACGGTGTGGCCTATGCCTGCAGCGACATTGTGTCTAGCAAGACGGTGGAGACGACCACCTACTCCAAAACAACGGCTGAGCCGCAGCGTACTGAGACTTTACGGTATGAGGATCGCCGCGTGGCCTACAGCCGGCTGGGTTTGCAGCTGGCCTACAGCGGCAGCGATTATGTCAACCCCTCGGGACTAATCCTTGTTGGCAAGACGATCGTTGAATACGAGCGCAGTGGGGATTTCACCAAGACCATCACCAGTGAGTACGTCTGGGCACCTGAACGGCAGACCGGATCGCAAGCGGTGGCGGAAGCACGAGATGTGTTTGCCAATGCCACGGAGGTATCGGCATACCTGGGATTGATTGAAAGCGTGCTGGTTCATGCGGGCACGACCATTTCTACAACGCAGCGCGGGGCGACAACTTACGAAGGGCGGCCCAATGGCGCTGAGCGCACTAATGCAGCCAATGCCAATGGCGGCGACCCCAACAACGGCTGGAAGACCGAAAGCACGGCTGAGCTGACGCTGGCACTGGGGAGCGCGACGGCGCAGCGGCGCATTGAGTTCAGCCTGCCCTATGCACCGGATGACACGTTCACCAAGGTCGGCACACCACCGACCTATGGGTCTACTGCCAGTGACGCGGCTGAGAAAGCAGCGCGGTACGGGCGCAGCCAGAACAGGCTGCTGCTGGGCAACCGCTCGGGGATGAATATCCAGGTGGAGGCCAAGCGGATGCCATCGGCACCGTTTAAGCCGATCGTGGTGCAGGCCAACGGGTTGTCGGCGCTGTACCGCACCAACGGCACCAGCTGGCAGATGGATGCGAGCGGCATCCTGGCCAGCACCGATGCGCTGTTCTGGGGTGCCGTAGGCGGCACGGGTGACTTCTGGTTTCCGGTCGCGCCTGGCATCACCACGCTGCCGACCGCACCAGCGGTGGTGGATGGCGAGATGACGGTGGCCAGCACGGTGCCGACCTGGAACGAGACCGTGGTGGCTGTCGCTAAGACCAGCACCAAGCTGGAGGTAACGAGCCTGCCCTATGCGCTGAGCCTGCTCACGCAAGTGGCGGTGACGACGCGCACGGCACTAGCGGTGACGCGGATTCTCAAAGTCGAGGTGCCTGCTGCCGATGTGAGCGTGGCCGGTGTGGCACCTGCTGTGAGCATTGGCGTGGCCTTACGCCCACCAGCAGCCGATGTAGCGGTTGCAGGCGCAGTACCTGCTGTTTCTACTGCAACGGTGGTGCAGGTGCCTGCTGCCGATGTGGCCGTGGCCGGTGCAACGCCAACCGTGGAGGCCAGTCTCACGGTGGTGCTGGTGCCCGTGGCCGACATCACCGTGGCCGGTGCCACACCGGATCTGCAGGCCGGCGACGACTACTACACCAACCTGGCCACGCAGTTCTTCACGCTGCTGCGCGATTGGCGGGTGGATTGGTGGGGCGACTAAGCGCCGGCAACCTTGGAATAGCGCAGGTGCGGTATGGCGGCCCCGAATCTCAAACAGCCGACAACGATCACGGGCAAGACGGCACGCTATGCGGTGACTGCCAGCCTCGCTGCGGCGCTGAGCAATAGCGCAGCCTCTGGCAAGGTGCTGAAGATCAACAGCGTCTACTGCGCCAATGTGGACGGGACCAACGCCGCAGATATTGACCTCACCATTTACAACGGCACCACTGACTTCTATTTGGCCAAGACCATTGCAGTGCCGGCGGATGCAACGCAGCTGCTGGTGACCCGCGAGGGCTACATCTATTTGGAGGAGGGCGACAGCCTGCGAGCCAAGGCGTCGTCCGTCAGCACGCTGCAGCTGGTGATCGGCTACGAGGAGATCAGCTAATGATCGGCCTCAACGGCGGATTGCTGGGCTCTCAGCGCAGCACCAACACCAGCACGGGCTCAGGCGTATGGGCTAGTAATGAGCAAGTATTGCTGAGACGGGCAAACGCTTGGCCGCGCACCGATGATCCCTACGCTGCCAACGTAAGCCTTCTGCTGCACATGAACGGCGCCAATGGCGGCACAACTTTTACGGATAACAGCGCAAATGCTTTTACCGTTACCGCCAATGGCAACGCCCAAACATCTACCGCGCAAAGCAAGTTCAACGGGTCTAGCGGTTATTTTGACGGTTCTGGCGATTACTTGTCGCTATCTTACAGCGCCGCTCTTGAGTTTGGCACCGGGGATTTCACGATTGAGTTTTGGGTTTATCTGTCAGATTTGACATACAGGTTTTTCCTTGGGGGCCCATCCAACTCCGGCGGCTACCTTTTTATGGCAATCAACCCAACAGCGTCAGGCCAGATATGGGTTGGGCGTGCCGGCACTGACTGGCCATTACAGTTTAGCTCTCACTCAATTTCAACAAATACATGGACGCATATCGCTGTTTCCCGCTCTGGGACAAATGCTAGATGTTTTGTCGGTGGAACACAGCTTGGATCAACTGCAACCAATAGTACAAGTTGGACCGTAAATCCTTCTGGATTTTGGGTTGGTGCTCAGGGAGGAGGTTCGTCGCTGAATGGCTATATGGCTGAGTTGCGACTAACTAAAGGAGTAGCTCGCTACACGTCCAACTTCACACCACCTACTACAGCATTCCCCAATGCCTAACCCGAGGCAACCTAGCCTCACAGTCTTGTAGCACCCGTGGCGGTCACGATCAGCCTGTACGACCACACCGCAAAACGCTTTGCCGATGGGTCCAACAGCACCAGCGATACCTTCAAGCTAATGCTGTGCTCGGCTGCCACCTTCTCGGGTGCTAACACAACGCTGGCCGGCATCACCAAGACGGAGCTGAGCAGCGGCAATGGCTACACCACTGGCGGGGCGACGTTAAGCGGCGTGACCGTGACGCAAACCGGCAACGACGCCGCGTTTGACGCTAACGATGTGACCTGGACCGCCTCAGGCGGCACGTTGGGCCCCGCTGCCTACGCGATCCTCTACAACGACACGGATGCCAACGATCCTCCGGTGGCTTTTGTGGACTTCGGCGGCAACCAGTCAGCTGGCGATGGGACCGACTTTAAGGTGATCTGGAATGCCTCAGGCATCGTGACCTTCACGGTGGCTTGATATGGCAACCACTACCACGATCAGCCAGAAGGAACTGAAGCGCCAAGCCGGGCTGGTGTTTGAGGGCAAGACACTTAAGGTCATGCTGTGCAGTGTTGGCGCGACTGGGTACGGGTCAGAAAGCACCGTGGCCAACTGGCAGAGCGTGGAGAAGTCCGGCAACGGCTACGTGCGCTATTCCACCACGATCGGCACTGGCGCCTATGACACCACCACCGGCACCTACAAGCTGCCGGACATTGACGCGGCGTTTACGGCGACTGGTGCTGGCTACAGCTACGACCGCATCGTGCTCTATGTGGACGGTGAGACCTACATCCACAGCCTGATTGCGGAAGATCCCAACATCACGCTGTCTGCCGGTCAGACGCAGACGTATCGCTTAAGTTTAAGATGTGATGATTGAGCATGAGCACCTACATCAACGTCACCGTTGGTAAGGCTGGCCTCAGCGATAAGGCCAAGCAGCAGACTAATGCCAACCGCCAGGCCAAGCTAGAAGCGGACGCCCGCAACAAGGCAGAGGTGGAGGGCAAGCGGCAGCGCGATGTCAACCGCGCCCTGCAGGGCATCGGTCCTGATGGCAAACCGCTGTTTGGAATCCCGTTGCAAACAGCAGCTCGCAAAGACGAGCCGGCGGCTTTTCGCGTTAAAAATGGTAGAGGTGATTTTGGTTGGATAACAGGAATTAGCTACGCGCCTACCGGGGATGCTTTTACACCAGAGTCGCGCATTACTTCAGAAACTCCAATTGTATTTAAGACAAAAGGAAACTTTGGGGTGATCAAGGTAGGTACGCGTAACGCGTGCGCTGACGGCACGCAGCTTGATGCCTACTTTGCTAACAGGACAGCTGAGCTGGCAAGCTTTGCAAAAGCCGGAGGAGTTGTATGGATTCAGAATGAGTGGCTATATCCTGAAGCAGAAGGAGGCGGCGGCTGCGGCATATCCGCAGCTCAATTCAATCCATATATTCAGCAAGCATTTCAAACAACAATGAGCTTTAATGATAACGGCGATACAGCCTATGGATACGATCAGGTAGAAGCTCCAAGCTATGGCATAGCAGATAAAAACGCTCTGGTCTACACCGCAAGCGGAATGACAGCACCGCCATTATTCTATACAGATAGAGTTGCCACCATTAGTGGAGGCACGCCAATGTACGCAAGCACGGCACTTGCCGCGCAAGAGGGGAACAATGGGGTTGTGGTTGCTTTTGAAAAAATTGGCAAAGGTTTCTTAGTTATGTCTGCTGATGCAGATGGCACCGGCTCCAACCCAATTGGCGTCTACGCTGGGGAACCATATACATTTATCGACGCACTCCGCACGCTTAAATAACCATGACTACCTTAACCCCCAACGTCCAAGCCCTGATCCAGCGTGCGCAGCTGCAGACGCAGGCCAACCGCTATGGCTTCCTGCGGCGTCAGGCAGACGCCAGACTGGTGCAAACGATCGCTAAGTCCTGATGCTGCCGTTTATCACCCCACCAGCACCGCGCAGTGTGCGCCAGATCGGCAACGATCAGGTTGGTGTGCTGGAAGTGGAAGTGCGTGGTGGCTTGACGGTGGGCGAGAGTGCCACCATCAGTGAGCTGCTGGCCCAGGAGCAAAGTGCCTTTGTGCGTGGTGCGCAGATCGCGGATGCCATTGCCAAAGAGGAAGAGATCAGCCTGACCGAAGCGTTTCAGCTGATCGAGAACGCGATTGCCGGGCGGACATTGGAGCCGGATGCAGATGCGATTCGGGTGCGCCATGCCGAACGCATTGCTGAGGTGGCCCGCGTCTATGCCAAGGCAGGCCAAGCCAACCTGGAGGCCACTGTGACCGCTCTGGTGCGTAGCCGCTGCAATCTGCCGGCTTGGACGCTGGAGGACACGCGCAAGATGGACAAGCCGCTCTTCGATGGCCTGTGGGCGTTGGCGCAGGATGAGCAGGCGTCCGAGGATCTGCCCAGCACACCACCAACTGAGGAAGAACTGGGAAAGCCGCAGCCGGTCAAGCCGACCGGCAACAAACGGACTGGGCGGCACTCTTCTGGGAACTAGCCCGAGGGTTCCCTGGCCAGTTCCACCGCACCACCTACGGCACTGAACTGCGGGTGACGGTGCTCGGGGCGTGGAAGGCGCTGCAGAAGCTGAAGCGCGAGGAGATGGCGCTGGCTGAGCTGCCGGTGGCCAGCCTTGCGGCACTGACGGCCAACATCAACCGCGACCCCAAGAAAGGCAAGCCGTTTGCTCCGGCCGACTTCGCGTTGTTCCGCGAGAAGGAAGAACCCACCGCCCAGCTCAGCGCTGAAGTGGCCGCCACCGCACTAGCGCTGCGGCATGAAGACAAGCTGCCGTCCATCCTGCTGACCGCCTGGCAGCAGATCCTGGCCTCAGCCAATGAGAGCGCTGCACCGCCCAGTGTCAGAGCGCTGCACTCTGATGACCAGCGCATCTGGGTGCTGTGCCCCAGCTGGGAGGGCAAGAACTGCCGTGGCGGTCTGGTGGCCGTGCATGGCCAGATCAGTGGGCCGGTGCTGCTGCGGGATCTTGATCGCCCACTTGCCACCTATGAGGTGCAGATCCCCGCCAGACCATTGGCAGGTTGGCTGGAAGCCGGTTTGCTGTTGGTGGCCGGAAATCTAGCCGTATGAACGTTCTCAGCCTGCGGACGGCACTGGAAACCACGCTGGTGGATGTGCTGGGCACCTACACGCTGGCGAATGGGGTGACCACACCAGCGATTGCGGTGCGGGCTGCGGGGGAGAGCCTGCCGGCAGGGACAACCGTGACGGGGCTGGAGGCTGTGATCCTGCGCGAGCCCGAGTTGGTGCCGGTGCGGCAGTACCGCAAGGAACATGCCTTCAGCCGCTGGACCGTATTTCTTGTGGACTGGGATGGTGAGGCCAGCCTGCAGACCGTGGCGGGCCGGTTGATCTGGGCCTATCCCGGCAGCAATGCCGTGACCATCACGGTGCCGCGTGGCGTGGGTCCGCGCAGCCAGATGCGCGTGGACATCCAGACCGATCCCGACACGATCGTCGGCTGAGCGCGGAAACCTTGGGATAGCAAGTATCTCGTCGATGGCAGTCTTTCCCGGAGCTGGTGATGCGTCAGTCCGGTTGGCGTTCAACGATGCCAACGGTGTGGAGCAAAGCGTCACCGCCACCACGGCACTGCCGATCGAACCGCTGGGCCAGGCTGGTGTGGCACGCAAGCTGACCGCAGGCGCCAGCAGCGCCAACACCGCGCTCACGTCTACCTGCAAGCGGATCACGATGCGAGCAGTGACGGCGGATATTCGCTACAGCATTGGCACCACCTCGCAGACGGCCACCACCAACAGCCACTTCATCGCGAGCGGCGAGCGGTTGGATCTGGCGGTGCCGTTGGGCGCCAACATTGCTGTGATCCGCGATGCAGCTACCAGCGGCACGCTGGAACTGACCGAGCTGGTCTGATGCCAAGACTGCGCGTAACACGCAACAGCGCTACGGGCGCAGCGGCTGGCGGGGCGGCGGCAGCGCCAAGTGTGCCGTGGACGCCAAGCAGCTTGACCTCCGTTGTGGCTTGGTGGGACGCAAGCGATAGTGCCACTGTGACGTATTCGACAGGAACATCAGTTAGCAACTGGAGCAGCAAGGTTGGCAGCTATGCCTTAACGCAAGCCACTTCCAGCAAGCAGCCAAGCCACTCAGGCAGTGTCAACAGTAAGAGCACCATTGTTTTTGATGGCAATAGCGACGGACTATCGGTAGGCAGCTTTGACCTAACAGCAGGAGGGCAGAAATTTTCTATCTGGCTGGTCGCCACTGCTGCCAACACAGCAGATGACATGGTTTTTGCGGAGCAGACTACCAATTTCAATGGCGCAAGCGGGGCGTTTATCTGCTACAGAACCAGCACGAAGAATCTGCACCTTGCTAAAAAATCAGGAGGCAACTGGGCTGCCTGGGAATCATCGAGTCTTTTGACTACAACACCCGCCATTGGCATCAGTACGCACGATGGCACGCTGTCTAGCGAGGAAAGCAAAGTTTATTTTAACGGTGCCCTGAATGGCGCAGCCCCATCTGGCTTTAACAGTGACACCAATAGCAACAACATTAGCGATACGCTTTATGTTGGCAGCAGAGCAAATAGCAGTCTTTATCTCAACGGTCAGATTTGCGAGATCGGTTTTACGACCACTGCGATGTCCCTGGATGATCGCCAGAAACTTGAAGGCTACCTAGCTCACAAGTGGGGCCTCACCGCAAGCCTGCCCAGCGATCACCCGTACAAATCAGCCGCACCGACTGTCTGATGACTTACCTCCTATTCACCACCGAGGCCGATGCCCTTGCTGCTGAGCTGCAAATTCGCAACAACGTGCAGGCGTATGTAGCGGCCAACCTGCCTGATCGCCTCAAGGATGGTGGGCTGATCGGCATCAACGCTGCCGATGGCAGTTTGCAACCTGATGCCTGCCTCACCACCGCCTGGTGCGTACCGCAAGTGTGTGATGAAGGTTGGGTTGTGCCTATGCCGGAGGCTGGCCAGATTGGTCAGATGACGAAGCAAGAGTTTTTGGCTGGCGTAGCTGGCACGCCGCTTCCAAACCCCACCTTCCCACCATCGGCAAACCCACTTCTGATTGCCCCCTAGCGTCCCCGACTAAGCGCCGGAGGCGGGCAACTTAGCTCTAGCGAGGGTTCTGGCCGGTCGTGATCGAGCTTTGGGCGGCGGCTGTTGCCGCTTCAATCGGCATTGCGGCTGGCGGGGTGGGTGCGTTCATGCGCCGCGATAATGAAGCCTCGCTGGCAGTGGTGCGACTCACCACCGGCGTGGAACACATTTCAGGCGAGATCAGCCTGCTGCGCCAAGAGATCAAAGAAGATCGCCAGGAGCTATATCCGCGTATCAGTCAAATTGAGCAACGACTCGCCGCACTGGAGGCCAAGCTGTGATCGAGTGGTTGGTGATGACGGTGCTATTCGCAGCGGTCTGGCTCCTAGCCATGTGGATCCTGCTGCAGATGCTGAAGCCGTAGCGCAGGAAACCTAAGGAGTCGCCACACCACCACCGCCGATGAGTCTCCAACAGGTCACGGCCCTTGCTATGGCATTGCTGGCCGGCAGTGAAGTGCTGAGCCTGGTGCCAGGCGTTCGTGCCAATGGTTGGGTGCAGCTGGTGCTGGCCATCCTGCAGGGCATTGCTGATTCGCAGCAGAAATCCGGCCGCCGTCGCCGCTGAGCGCTGTGTCCACAATTCATCTTGGCGATGCCGCCCGCTGGTACAAGGCGCAGTCGCATCAGCTGGCCGCCTGGAACTGGCTAGAGCAGCAGTTGACTGCCCAGCAGCTCACCGAGTTTGCAGAGCTGTACCGCGCTGCGCCTGAGGCCAAACCATTGCTGCCGCCGCCGTGGCTGCCATCAGCGCTGAAACTGATCAAGGAGTTTGAGGGGTGCCGGCTGGAGGCCTACAAAGACGCCACAGGGGTTCCCACCATCGGCTACGGCACCACGCGCTACATGGATGCGCCGGTGCGCATGAGCGACAAGATCAGCCAGGCCATGGCCGAGGAACTCTTGGCCAATGACGTTGAGCACCTTTTTGGCCCTGGTGTGTTGGCCCTGCTGCCGCTGGCATCCAAGTGGCGTCGTGAGCAAGTTGCCGCGCTGATCAGCTTTGCCTACAACCTTGGCCTTGGGGCATTGGAAGAGAGCACGCTGCGCAAGCGGCTGCTGGCTGGCGAGGATCCCTGCACGGTGGTGCGGCAAGAACTGCCCAAGTGGGTCCACGCTGGCGAGGCGGTGCTGCCCGGCCTAGAGCGTCGCCGCGCTGCAGAGATCGAGCTGTTCTGCGGGATGCCTGCGCCACCGGCCGGCAAAGGCAACCCGTTGAAGGTGCCGTACTACAGCCAGCGGGACAGCGAGGTGCCGGGCCAAGCCAACCGCATGTGTTTCAGCAGCAGCTGCGCCATGCTCGTGGCCACGCTCAAGCCGGGCGTGCTGAAAGGCCCCAACGGCGACGATCAGTATTTGCAGCGGGTGCGGCAGTACGGCGACACCACCGACGCCAACGCCCAGATCAAAGCGCTGGCCAGCTACGGCATCAAAGCCAAGTTCCACCAAGACTGCGATTGGAAGGATCTGGAACGCCAGATCGACCGCGGAATCCCAGTCCCAGCGGGATTTTTGCATCACGGGCCCAGCTCTGCACCCACTGGTGGCGGGCATTGGCTGATCGTGATCGGCCACACCCCCACCGCCGTGATCGTTAACGATCCATGGGGAGAGATGTTGGTGGCCGATGGGAGCTACGCAGGTAGCCGTGGCGCTGGGCTTGCCTACTCCCGCCGCAACTGGGGACCACGCTGGCTCGTCGATGGCCCTGGCAGCGGCTGGGCGATCATCGCTGAGCCATGAACGAGAACATCTCCCGCCGCATCCAAGAGGAGCTGTGGGTGGTGCAACGCACCGATACGAAGGTGGAGGTGTGGCTGGCGATGGCCAATGGCGTGACGCTGATGAGCTACAGCGAAGACTATGCGCGTGAGTGGCTGGCCCGTGAACAGGCTCAAGGCCCAGAGGCAGCCTGACCATTGAGTCCCTTGGCCACCAGCAAGCACTCAAACAGCACCTCAGCCTGCCACCGCTGCCGGTGCTCGGTGCAGTAGCCCATGCCGCAGACGCGCCAGAGCGGGCCGTGGATGGTCTGGATCAGCTCTATGCGTGGCTGATCAACCACCAGCGGCAACTTACACAGACCCTAGTTTCCCGGTGGCCTAT